GTATTGTCTTTTGGCGAATGCAAGGATGGTGTGTGCCCAGTGCCCTGGGCCACCAAAGCTTTAGATAATCCCGTCTTTAAGTTTGACGGTCCTCCCGTCATTAAAGAGGATGAGGTCAACCATCCGTCTCATTACACTGATGGCACTATCGAGTGCATTGAAGCTATTGAGGCAGAGCTGACTCCAGAGGAGTATCGCGGTTACCTCAAAGGTAATATTGCCAAATATATTTGGCGTGAACGCAGTAAGGGTGGTATCACTTCATTAAAAAAGGCCCAGTGGTATCTGGACCGTTTAGTGCAGTTTGACGAAATTCAGAACGGCTGAAGATCGTCGTCTTCCTCGTCCTCGTCGTCGCTGTACACACAAGCGGCGGCGAGTTCTGCCAGCTCTAGGTCTGTGGGCCAATCAACGTCAATATCAATGTTTTCACCTGCCATGATGTCTTTGATGGCATGCCATTCCATCAGACGTTGGTGGTAGAGATTGAGAAGGGCGGAATACAGTTCTTCCCACGTCATCTCTTGGGCCTGGAGCTCGGCCTTGCGCATTGCAAATTGCAGCTCCAAAGGTAGCTCAAACTCCCGTGGTTCTACCGAACGCTCCATGCCACTCTGCATTAATTCCTAGCAATTATTCTAATGCTAGCTGTTAAACAGCAGATCGAGCTCTTCCGAGGCAAAGGTGCACCAAGGGTCTTCGTCAATATCAAAGTCGTTGGCGAACTTGGATAGGACGTAAGGATTGATGTGTTCCTCCAGGGAGCGGATCGCTCTTACCTGGTGGGGAGCAGCGGTGTAATTACGGAAAGCTGCAAGCAAGATCTCTGTTGAGGACCAGGGGTTGGCTTCCACTTCTGCAAGGAACAAGCTGATCTCTTCCCGTCGCCTGTCTACGAGAGTGCCGACAACGGAATGGTTTTGATCAAAGATCCACTGCCCCATTTCCTTGGTGGCATCACAGAAATCTTCCCGTTCGATGCAATCGATTACATTGCTATAGAGAAAAGGCTCCCATCCGATGGAATGGATGAAGGAGATCAGTGCTTGGCGCATGCTGTCATCAAGCCCCAGGTTTAGCTTGATCAGCTGGGTGTCGATGATAGAAGCTTCGTGGAATAAATACTCCAGTGCTTTTTCTTTACTGCAACATTGACCACGTTTTACAGGAGAACCATCGGGATAGAACTGAGTTCCAAACCCGATGGTGTAGGGCTCTTCTCCTGTGACGGGATCTGCGTATGCCTTCTCGTTAAATCCTTCGTGTTTACGAATAAGATTAATCGCACGCGAAAGATCCGACATGGAGGTAACTATTATTACCTCCAATCATACACAAATTATTTACCCTGACCGCGACTGAGTTTACGGCCATGACTGGGTAAGGAATTACGCCCGTTACCCTGACGGGTTTTCTTGGGCTTGGACTCAAGTCGGACTGTGGTTGATTTGGGTTTTGCCATGCTGGTAAGGAATCAGCCTACGCAGCTTAGCGTGATACTGCCTGTAGGACAACTTTTTTGATATCGTCGGAATAGTTCGATTGCATTAAATCTTCAGTTCTAAATGGATATTGAAAGTCTAAAAGAGCACGCTGCAACCGAGGATCGTTTGTTCCTAAGGCTAATTGCTGCATTTTTTGTTGGTCAGGAAAATGCTCAGGGGTATAACCTGGCTCCATGGAAAATGCAGGTAACAAAGATTGGTTCAAAGGAAGACCATCTATTGTCTGCATGTGTTTACCTGCTAATTGCATCACCACTTCACCTTGTGACTCCAGTACCGTGCTGACATTTTATCTGGGTTGGGATCCTGGGCGTTGTGACGGGCATAGTAAGACTTCTTACGTGCCTTGTCCTTAGCTGTCGTTGGGTTCTTACCAGCGCCTTCCACACCTTGCTGACCAAAGCGTACGATCTTTTCTTCGCCGCCTTCGCAAGCTTTGACTACATGACTCTTGGTTGGGTGACCAGGGGTCTTCTGTGGCTTATTACAAGCCATCTTGTCTTTGGCAATCTTTGCTGCACCTGCAGCTTTACGGTGTTTCTCAGACATCAAGTAAACCCTTTAAAGAGGGAAGTAAACTCACCAAGGATCCGTTCACCGGACTTGGATTTGTAATCTTCTTTTTCTTCGTCATCTAACAGTTTAAAATAACTGGATGTTGCTTTTTCTTTTTCGGTTCCTGTTTCAGTAGAACCAAAGAGACTACTCACAGAACCAAGAGCCGTGAAAGGATCATCGCTAGTCAGTCCTGCGTATGCACCACCAAGCTGCAGCCCTTTATCGGACGCACCTTGTTCCATCAACTGCATTTCTTCTTTACTAACGTCGGTCATAAATTTTCCATAAAAGTCATCTTCACTTCCTTGGTATCCAGCGTTTTTAAAGACCTTGTAAAGGCTGGTGGCATAGGGAGACGTTGTTGACTTTGCATCTTCAGCACGCTGGATGTAATCAACACCTACCTTCTTTTGTGTAGGTGTAACTCCTTTTTCATTCAGGTATTTAATTGCTTCTCGTACGTTGACCGCATTGTTAGTCCTAAATTGATCCGCAATATATTGCTTAACTTCATCAACACCCATTCCCTTGCCAGCAATGCCAAGGGTTCCTAGCATCTTGTCCCATTCTGCTTTGTTTGTTTCAGGACTAACACCTTCAATAACACTGTCCGCAAATTCTTCTGGCGTTACAAACTGCAGGAAGTTAACATCCGCAAGATCAATATCTTTTGCGGCAATTTCCGGAAGGATTTTAGTGTTGATGTAATCAGTTGCGTCTTTGAGTGTGATTACATCCCGTGCCGGATCATATCCTTTGGCAGCACCAACAACTTGATAATGTAACTTAGCAAACTGATTTTTATCATTTAAATCCAAAGCATAGTGATAAGCCCATTGGTTCCAACTCCAATCAGTACTTGGAGCCTTGGAATCTCCGTTGCGCCTTGCTGTTTCCCAATCATTTGAAATTTGGCTGGATTGATCTTGATACTTTGCAACTTTTGGATCGTCTGGCGTAAAGTTGCCAGTTGGATTCATGTAAAAGTCAGAGTTAAAATTAAGTGGAGCAGTGTTGTACACACCATCCAGGTAAGCTTCTGCCCTTAGTCCAGCAACTTCTTTTAATTTGGTCAGGGCGCTTTGAACATCAAAGATATTTTTGTCTTGTTGCTGAAGTTCAAGCGTACTGATGAATTCACTCATTGACTTGGAGTTGTCAAAGCGAGGCTTTAAGTACTCGTCAATATACTTTTTGGCAAAGTCACCGGTTAACGTATACGTTTTTGTTGGGTCTGTGGGGTCTGGTACGCTGATTCCTTTTTCGTAGTTACCAGCGAGCTGCTCATCAAACCACTTTTGCCAGTTGTAAGTAACACCATTAAAAGTGGGAATGCCTGTCGCTTTGGACAGACTTTCTTCCAAACTTTCTTTTGCCTTCTCTGGATTGGTAACAAAACCAAGGATGCCACCAATTCCGCTATCACCAAGCAAAGAATTAGTGATGGTTTCGTTGATGGTTAGTACCTCATCAAAGCCTTCTAGTCCTTTATAAAACTCAAGGTCTCGTTCTCTTGCCTTGGCTTTAACCAGCTCATCGGCTGCTTTCTTAAGGGAGTCATTGGTTAATGAGCCAAACTGCTGTTGTACTTGTTTTTCTTTACCGGCAAGTTCTGTACCAACACTCTTGCTTAGGATGGTTTCTCCTTCTATACCAAGAACCTTGTCCCGATACTGCTGGTACTCAGCATCGGTCATTGCTTCTTCGTAATACTCCGGCAATTCTGCGAAAGACGCTTCATTACCGCGATAACCTGCGGCCTTACCTTGAGTGGTGTAGTGCCAGTGGAGGTAACTATCAAAGGAGTAACGGCCTGTGATATCAAGATCAGGAAGTAAGTATGGATTCCCGTCTTCGTCTCTATAACCGGTATCTACAGCTTCTTGCGCTGATTCCCATTGAGATTCGGCAACGGATCCACCAGGGGTGGACGAATAGTAGTAATCAGAATCAAAACCTCCCGTAGGTGGTTGAGCACCTTTAGATGCATCCCAAGGCGTGATCTTTTTCTGGTAAACAGCAGATAAAGCTTCTTCTCCGTTGTTGTTTATTAGGTCATTAAAACCGATATCTCCCAGCCTTCCTTTAAGGCTTTGCATTAAGTTCTTATAAGTGCCATCACTTGCCGTATTAAACGCAGTAACCAAATCATCGTATTTTCTTCTTGCTGCTTCGCCTATACTTGCTGGACTTGCAATATACGCTTTTCCTTCATTATTGATACCAATCTTGGCACCAGGTAAGATGCGGTCTTCCCTTTTGCCGCTGTTGTCCCAATGTTTTTGTCCCCATTGCTCTGCAGATTCAGAATAAGAACGTGGCAATTCACGGCCTTCTTTTCTTCCATAATTCTGCCAATGATCTTGCCCCCAATTTTCTATTGATTGAGTAGGCGCATCCCTTGGTACAGTACGTCCTTCTCCTTGACCATTCTTTTGCCAGTGATTCTTACCCCATGCTTCTTTATCTTTTGACCCTGATTTTCTGAATGCGTCTAAAAGATCTGCGTAAGAATTAACGTATTTATTAAAATTTCTCGCGCCTGTGTTGTTATATGCCTGCAGAAGATCTCCGTTGTTTCTTACATACGCAGCAAAATCTTTTACTCCGGTAGCGTCGTACGCAGATTCAAGATCAGGGTATGTATAAACGTAATCTTCGTAGACCCCCATTAGCAATCACCAAAAATAAAAACTGATTCTTGTCTGACCCAGGCTTCAATCTTACCAAGGTTCTCTTTGGAAAAGAAGGTTTGTTTCTCGAACCAACTCTTCATTTCTTCCGATCCCTTGTGGGCGTTGCAACGCCGACAGCAAGGGACTAAGTTATGACGATTAGAAGAGCCCGACTTGAAGCGTGGGATGATGTGATCCAGGCTTGTGGCATCTTCTCCGCAATAACCACACTTATGATTCCATGCTTCGTATATACTTTGTCTAAATCGTTTCTTGGCAAGTTTTGGTGTTAATTCAACTAGCAGGGCGAGGGGCTCGTGCTCGTTGCAAAACATGCTCTTCGGTTGCCGTTAATTTATTCTAATTTCCCCACACAATTTCCCTGACAAGGTAAAGAGATAAAAATTTCCTTAAGTCCGTTGACACCCTCTTGACATCGGATACTGTATTAAGGCACGCGTTTCTCTACGCCATGACCACCGCCAACGGATGGGTGTCCGTTCAAAAAGCAGAAGAGCTCCTGGGGCTTGACCGCAAGACCCTCTTTAAGTACCGCGATGATGGCACCCTGAAGCTGGGTCCGCACTTTGCCGCCTTCCCTGGATGCATGTCACGCGACAACTATCGTTGGAACGTTCCAGCGGTTAGGAAGCACCTGCAAAAGCAAGGGATGGCTGCCGCTGCTTGAGTTGGCGGTAATGATTTTTACGCAGTCTATGGGCAAGGATTAAGTCCGTGATGTTCAACTGAACGTCTTGGAACGCCATTGCTTCATAGAGAGCTGACGAGAGGGTGACCCAGCAGTCCTGCAGATCGCGGGGCTGCTTTTCTTTTAGTTCAAACAATAAAACCCACTGTGGATGCAGTGGGCGTACGTTTCTTTTCTTGGTGCAGACCGATACGGTGTGATCGGGACCCCAATCAAAACCACGCAGCTCTTCTGGCTTGAGGCCATAAGTGGCGACCATGCCATAGAGCCAGGCGATTGCTTTTGTCTTTCGGTTGGAGATCAGTCGGAAATACTCATCCACGATCCGCTGATCCAGGGGCGGTTGGTGAGCCATAAGTGGTATGAGCTGGGCTAACCGCAACCTAGGTAACGGCCTACCCCCAGCGCCAGTGCTAAAGGATTTCTTAATTAGTCTTGTGGGACTAATATAAGTTTACATTATCTTAAGCTGGGGTGATGCCACTAGCGTAGGCTGCCCATGCTAAGCCGATTGCTTCCATGGTCGAAGTCTCTCCTGATACGTACGGAAGGTGAACCACATCCCCTGGGTGGTAAATGGTCGGCACTCCTTCATAAGAAATTGCGCTTTCACCGTAGATACGGCTATCAATCTGCTCTTGGGAGTAGATGAAGTTTGAATCAACAACGTCACCAAAGTTAGGCATAACTACACACTGGGTCGACCACCGGCTGCTGGAACGTATGTTGCACCGTTCTTATCAATCATTGTAAAATTCTGCATCTTAATAAACGTCGACGGCACGTTAAATAGTTTTTGCATCATTGGCATCATCATTGGCGCCTGGCAGTTATAAGGAGGAACATCCATTGTGGACAAAGAACGTCGTTGTAAGTTTGCAGCACGTAACTCTGTCTGATCTCGTTCCGTATCTTCCACAAGTTTTTGCTCCCATGCCGCCATACTTCCGATGCCAACAGGAAAGTCAGAAGGTTCTGGTGGGAACACACCTTCTTCATACTTCATGGCATAGATGTGTTTGCAGTAACGCATCTCATCAAGCAATGGAGTCCACGTATCCGTTAACGATGTTATGACATTACCAACAGCAGAGTAATCGCCGTAGCTAGGTAGTCCTTCTGCCCTGGAGCCAGGAATTGCAGGATTGCTGGTACTCCTGAGATACATTGAACCAAAGTCTCGGAATACACCAGGGTTGTCACGGTTTGCCCCAGGTTCTGTTGATGTTGTTGGTGTGATAGTCGGAGGTACGTTATATTCAGGTGCCGGGGAAATAATCCGCATATCACGGTTCTCATTGGCACTGGTCATTGCCGCGTTATCGACCGCACCGTTTTTCGTCATGATTTCATAACGACCAGGTTTTAAGACTGCAAGGTTGGTGCGTGGGAACTGACTCTGGAGTGAGTTAGATACTTTATTAAGAGACGAAACAAAACCGTAGTCTCTTCGATTGAAATCTTGGCACGAACAACAGTAACGCGTACCTGTCATTAGGAAACGTCCAACGTTAGGAGGACGTGTCGCTGGTGTTATCAATGCACGGTCTGGGGTTGCCTCCACAGAACCTGCTTTCCTTAGCTTCAGGATGCCATTGAACGGATCAGTGTCGGCAAGCACGGCTGACACATATCCATATCGCTTTTGTGTTGTGGGATCAATTGTATCCCGATTGATGGGAACACCACCGGGAGTGATAATGCGATCTTCCAGAATCTCGCCGTTAATTGCTTTTAATCCACCTGGTACACCAGGGATAGCAACGTAGAGAGGAGGCGGTAAAGGATTGGATACGCTCCAGGTTCCTGTCAGTTGAACGTACCAGTAATCATCGTCCTCAGTGACAGTAGCAATAGAAGCACGCACCCCAGTAC